TCAGTCATCAATTCGTTGATTTGAGCCGTCACCATGCGCTCTGTAGCGCCGCCCTGCGCCAACTGTGTAAGAAGCGTGAACACATCCGTGTGGAAGTGTTGGTTGATGATCTGCGCTACTTTTCCTTGATACTCTGTACTGAAGGGAAGATTTTGAACTCCGGTCGTTAGAGGTTGCGGCATGATCTGGCGAATGTCGCCACGGTTGGGCGGAATGAATGTAATACCGTGCGGGCCTCGCTGAATCTTTCCACGCTGGTCCTCATACGCCACCATCGGAGGCTCTGCCGCTTTCTGGGCAGTAATCAGATTGGTTCTCCCCATCTGATTGTCCAACGCTATAGCGACCCAAGCGTCGTGCGCCGGTGAACGACCGTAGGTTTCGTCTGAATTCTTCCTCCACCTCCAACTCAGAATCGGCATGGAGTCGTATCCGCCCTCGGACAGCATCGAAATTGTGCTGTCCGTTACCCCGGACGTATTGAGTATTTTTCCGCCTTTTTGATAGACCCAATCGGACGCCCATTTCTTTCCCTTCGCATCTATGCGGCCAGGGTTGTAATCCTTTCGGGGATAGACCGCATGGAGAACTTCGCGCTCCGCGTGCATATTGCTCTCGTAGTCATGCTCGAAGTTCGTGTCGGCTCTCTTCATTACCTCCATACCGAACTGCTGAACGAACTGCCGAAGCGTCATTTTGTAGACGCGATAGTTTGTGTCGACCTGACCAAATCGGTTTTCTGCGATGAAGCACTCCCGGAAATGGGGAACGGTAAAGATGATAGTTGCCGTATAAACATCCTCTTCGATCAGCAAGTGGGCTGTGCCTGGAGCAGACCCGTCGCCGATGAATTCCGGCACCACGTCGTAGAAATTGCTGCGGTTGAACGCTGAATACATCACGTCTTGGCATTCTTGAATCCACCTCTGGACTTCCGGATAGGAATCAGTTCGCTTTCCGGTCCATGACCTCATCCGGCTTGTGCGCGGGAAGTTGAGTTTGCCGGGAAGTTCCAGTCCAAACCAAGGCTGGTTGCGAGAACAGAGATACCCTACCATACCCTTGACTAGAGTGTTGTGTGCAAGCATGGCGGAGTCGGCGAAAACCTCTAATCCGGTAGGTTGACCAGGCCACAAATCCTTGTCTTGGACACCACGCCTGCCGTGATTCACGTACATGATGATGTTGTCTATTAACCACTCATAAGGCAACCTCTCCTGAGCCAAAACCTGCAAGTATTTCTGTGCATCCTTGGCGCGGTCGTCGGAAGAACGGTCGTTAAGCCGCGAGGGTGCATATCCTCCGGAGTCCATATACGGCGCGGCTAGACCGACAGAGGCCATCTACGACTCCAGTTCATCCATGAATACTTCTGCCAGATGAGCGTTATTTGACCCGTAAAACTCGTACACGATCTTATTGACAACGAAATGACGATTGTCAAGTTTGATCTCATCATCCTTTTTGGGGATGTACGGAGATTCGTGTCTCACTATTTCCTCTTCGCCGTTCTTGAATACCAGAATCATTTTATGCTCCCAATGTCGATTTCCCTACTGTAGCATTGCCGCTGGTCATCGGGCTTTGCAGCATCGTACTTGCCATTCCGCGCCGCTTTGTCAACGCCTGAGCCTGAGCCAAAGCTGAAGCCTGAGCCGCCTGGGCCGTCTGCTCATTGGTCTGAGACTGAGTTGCCGCCTTGGGCGTGGAAGGCTTACTGACAGCCGAATAGATCATTTCACCGGCTGTAGCCGCCGCTGTAACGCTTGCAGCTACAATCATCGCTGTCGTTCCTGAAATGCTTCCGGCCATCCTATTCTCCCGTAACCACTATAGTATCACCGCTCCCATCACGGCGCGACATCAACTGGTCAGCTTCGGCGAATACCTCATCCTCTACTTCCTCAACCGTGGCAAGAGCCGTCGGGTAAATCATCGTCATCTCGACAGGCTCATGAGTCCAAAATAACTGTTTTCTGCCCGCACATCCGGGTATGACATTGTATCCGGTCAGTTCAACTCTCTCTTCGCCAATCAGAACTGAGCAGTCTCCATGAACGATTAGTATGGTTGCAAGCTTGATAAGCGATCCCATCATCTTTGTTTCCGGTTCAAGCCGTATTGTTCTAGCATACATCCCACCGTGGAAGAGGTGCTCTGTGACAAGTTCGATCTGCGGACAAGAGAGGATGATTTTGTTGATCTCGTCCAGTTGAGCGATAACGGCTGGCGAAGCTGGGATCATCGGTAAAGGTGCCGTCAATGCACTCATAGCCACCTCGTAAACGTGGTATGGCTGGCCTTGCACCCGGGGCGACGGGACAACACTACCTCCAAAGGACTTCCTACCCTGGCGGTGTACAGCAGAGCCACGCAACCTGTAACCGCCGATACCTTTTCGACGGTCGTCATCAATTCGCTCGCCGCTCCAGTTGCCCTGTGAGACGGCAAAACGAATAGGCTTTCAATCGTTGCCGTGCGCTTCCCGTTGTGCGGCATAACGCCTGCAACCACAGAGACAAAGCCGATGAGAACATCATCCGCGTATGCGCCGAAACAGTAAAGAGCGCCTGAGTTCTCCATCGCGGCGTATATCTGGCGCTGCGGGTTGTAATCGGGCATCACGCAATCTTTCGAGTAGGCGTCCAACAGTTCTGCCGAGTTGGGCGCATCGAGAATTTCCGAGTAGCTGACTGGCTTTATCTCAAGCATTTGTGCTCCTCTTCTGCATTATCGCCTCGCCACAAAAATCAGTTCACTGGGGGCTTTCATCGGCTTATCTACGGGGCCTTTGATGTAACTCTCTATGAACAATGGCTTGATCTTTCCTGTTGTTTTATATGGCTGTTGTCTCCAGTGCCCACGTACCGCCCACTGGCACTGATATTCCCGGTGTGCTTCAGTTCCCGGTACATGCGGATTCTCTGGTCTTCTAAGTGTCACGACCTGGACTTCATTGATATTAACGCCAACCTTAATTGCCTTTGCAATCTCGATTCGCGTTCGATGATCCGTTTCTACCGGCTTACGCAGAGCGATGTGCTGATTCATAAGAGCGATGAGCGTAAAGAATACTTTCCTCCTGTATATTGCCGCTTCGCTGAAAGCATCCTCGTGGAACTCTTCTACTTCTATTCTTCCGTCACAAGTTGAGTCTTCTGCAATGGTTGCGGTTTGATAATCTCCAAAGGGTTCTCCTGTATCTATGTGGAAGTTATTAGTATAGAAGGCAACCGCAGTCATGTTCTGAAGGCCCAATTGACGGCCATTACTCGTTTGCACATCCACCCCACCACAAAAATTCCATACTAACCAAGATACCTCTGTTCCGTTTATTAAAATAGGCTTCTCAAAAGCCACAAAACCACGCGGCGTGATGTAATCAGAAGCCGTAAGTATAGCATTGCCAGGCAACTCCGTAGCCTGCGCCACCACCAGGTTCACAAAGTCAGACTCGATGAAGTAGTGCCCACAATCTGAATCTCCCAGCATCTGTAGAACACTCGTGGCTACGAAATCCGTTGAAGCGTATATATATGCAGTCTTAGGGCCTTTATCTCTGTGAAATTCAGAAAGGTATGCAAGTAAATTACGGTCGTCTGGGAACCTAGCTTTCACCATTTTCCCATATACCATCATCCGCATACGCCGATAAAAAGTTTGCCAGATTTTAATGTTCATTCGGCTCTCCGTTTCCTGATAGCCTGCACCAAATCCACAAGAAGCTTCACGTTGATCTTTGTGGCCTGGCCTCTGATAGGCCGTGGATCGTTCGGTTCCTTTTTCATGATTGAGCACTCCGTAACCCGTAACTCAATGGGCTGTAATCCGTTTCGTTGCGTGCCGCCAACAGTTGCGCGATCAAATCAACCTTCTCGTTTGGCGGCTGGTAAACCGGCTGCTCCAGGCAGAGGTAGCGAACGCAATCAGGGAAATCTTTGTACGCCTCCTCTGGCTTGTCTGTTCCCGGCTTCCACTGATAATTAAAACAATCCTGAGTCGGACCCCGTTCACCACGGCAACCCTCTTCTGCGAACATCAGTGCCGGTATATCCTTGATCTTCGCGGCGCTGTAGTGCGGCTGTAGATATTCTTTCACTCGCTTGTGACCCAGCGCAATATCACCTGCCTCGGAGTGCGATAGCCGGATGCGTCCGATCCCCGCCTTTTCGAGTTCATCTTCCCACGAGGTATCGTTGAGTTGCGTCCGCGCTCCGTACTTGGCATCAAGAACCACGAACGCCGGTTCTGAATAGTTGTGTTCCGCGCGTTTGACTTTGACCTGTCGGGCAATCTCTTCCACATTTCCGTTCGCCAAAAGATACGTATAAACGTAGATTCGGTTTGCTGGTTTCCCGTTTATTGTAATGTCCTCTGGGCTGACTGCCGCAAACAGCCAGCGTGTCGGTCTAGCGTCGTGTGGGTCAACAGCCTCAATCCGCATCCAATCGGCGGGGATTTTGAAGTCTTTGTAGAGATGCACCGCCCGGTCGAGCGTCTTGTACACCAGCCCGCTCAGGTGGCCTTCCTTACCGCCAATGTGTGCGTCATACTCCTCTGGATCGGTGAACAGCTTGGCGTACTCTTCGATGCCCA